ATATAATTAATGGAAAGAGATACTTACAAATAAATAAATGGCAAGAAAGAGCGCGGACAAATGAAAGTAGATATCCTGCATTTGAAGGCAATCCGCAGCCAACCGCAGCGCAACGCAGCGATCCGCTGCCTTCAGAAGCCATCGCCATTAGTCCAAAGCCATCGCCGATGCCTGCGGCATCCTGCGCTTCGCTGCCTTCGGCTTTGGATCGGGAAGATTTCAAGGCGGCTTGGGAAAGATGGCTCTCGCATTTAAAGCAGCTTCAGATTGCGCTGACAGGTCAGGCGCGGGATTTACACCTCAAAGCATGTTTGGAATGGGGGGCGGATTTTTCAATTATTTGCATCAATCATTCAATCGCGGGAAACTGGAAAAAGCTTTATGCTCCAGACGGCGAACAAATCAAGGAGGCTCCAAAGGTATTAGATCCTATCGAATCGTTGCGCCTGGGTCAACTGGTGAAGGAATTTAGGGCAGGGAATTTAACATCAGATCACTTTAAAAACGGCCATGAAAGCGATCAGGCTAAAATTAACCCATTGCTTGAGCAGCCAGAACGTATCAAATTACACAATTTAATTCATGGAACAAATTATTAGCAGCTAAGCGAGCAAGCAGGTGCGCTATTAATATAATTATATGACTAAATCACTTGATCAAAACTGGATTGATTGGGAGGCTTATGCTTTTGGCTATAATTATGGCTCAGGCGAGGGGCACATCTTTCCAGCCCTTAAAACATTCTTGGCCGCTTGTCCAATGGACGGATCTTACGATTATAAACAGCTCGAAACAGCTCTAACTCCTACAGTCGCTTGGCTACTCATTAACAGGCTATGCGCTCATGATCTGGATATGCTCGAATATGGCACGTCTCCTCGCTTCGGATGGCTCACAGACCGCGGCAAAGCACTTAAGCAATACCTCGACAATAAAACAGCCGAACAGCTCTACGAGCTAATGTCGCATAGCTCAGACGATCATCATTATTGCACTCCTGACTATTGTAATTGTGGCCCTCAAGGATTTCAAGAAGGCGTTAAATGTAATAACCCATTCTGGAATAAATGAACGATCTAAAATATGGACTATAAAACATTGATAAGCGAGGATTTCAAGAAAGCCGCAAGAATGCTTAAAGAACTCATGGACGAATGCGAGAAGACAACCGTTGGACGCACTTGCGCCGGATCATTCGATGCAAACAAACAAATGGAAAGAAAGATTGATCCTCCTGTTGGATGGAAAGAAAAAACAGAGGCTCGTGAGTGGATTTTTAAGGGATGTCCCGATTAAAAGACAATCTTTATAGCTTAACCACTTAGGACTTCACGCTTGACTTTTTCGCTCCCCCCTTGTAGATATGCGCCACGCATGGTAACTCGTCAAATTTTACTCAAACGTGCTCAATCTTTAAGGAAGAAAATGACTCCATCAGAGCTTAAACTGTGGAGGATTTTGAGATGTAGAAATCTCCAAGGATTTAAATTCAGGACTCAACATCCCAGAAATGGTTTCATTCTTGATTTCTATTGCCCAAAAATGCAATTAGCCATTGAACTTGATGGTAAACATCATTCCCAGGTGCCACAGCAGTCTTACGACTCTTATCGCTCCAGTAAACTGCTTTCAACAGGAGTCAAAGTCATTCGCTTTACAAATCAACAAATAAGTAAGTCATTCAACGAAGTTTTAAATGATATTAAACAACAGTTGTCAATTCGAGCTAAAGAACTTGGATTTGAGCAACTTTATGAGCCTTCAGAAGAAGATTTAAAGATTTGTGAAGAAATTGAGAACCAACGTAAATAGCACAAGCTTGCACCCTATTGATCTATGTTATTGCCAATCTTACTCAGTCTCATCATCATCTCCATCCATTACTCCGGCCTTGAATTGTAAATAATCTCTTGACAACATTCGCAAAGTAAGTAATTGTCACCTCATGCAACACCTGATTAACAGGTATTAATCTTGTGACTGATGCCCTCTCATCTTAACAAGCCTAATCGTAAAAAAAGATTCTACGATGATCAAGGTGTCGAGATTAACGCAAAATTAAAGAAAATGGGCGCAGCTTATCCTACTACTTTAAACGAGGATACGCTTGAAACTATTGATAAGTGGTCTGATGAACTTGATAGTCAAACAGCATCAATGGTTTCTAAAGCAGTTTCAACTTATAAGCCAAAGACCAAGAAACCGCCCAAGCTAACTCAGCAAATCCTTTTTGCCATAGCCAAGAATATGGCTAGATACAGCATGAGCTTGGAAGCTTCGGCAAGTTGTGAAGGTGTAAGTAAGAAAACTTTGTATGAGTGGATTGACTCAATTGAAGGATTGGGTGACGCTCTCGCGCGTGCGCGAGAAATTGGACAGAAAGATTTGATCCGAGCATTGCTCAATCACGATCAGTTATCAGAGCGTGGAATCATGTTTGCGCTTGAGCGTCGGCATCGTAAAGATTGGGGCAATCACACAAGCCTGGAAGTATCCGGCCAGCTCAACCACATTCACATTACGCCAGAACAGTCACAACAGCTCACCCAAAGCTGGCAAGCATTTGAGCAAAGGAATAAGCAGGTAATAGATACTCAAGTAACTAGGATTGAGGATGTTAAGCCAGAAACAAGGGCTGATTAAAGATAACTTATGTTGGGCGCAATAGATTACTACTTGACAAACGTCAAGGCTAACCAGCTTAGTCAAGCTAGGAAGGAGGGTGCTCCATCCCCACAGCAATGGGGTGGTGACCATCCCTCGAGGGGTAGGGGTGGTATCCCCCCTACGCCAGATTTACCTTTAGAGGGGCCATAACCTATCGCTACAACTTATAAGCTTTATTCACCATTATGAACAAACCCTTTGATATGGCCTATCCTGATAGTGACAGGACGATTATTTCATGGGTTGAGAAGGGCGAATGGAAGGAAGTGCCAGATCCTGAGGCTGCTAATCGGGTTTACGTTTACCATCCGAACATTTATCATTGCATAGTACCAAAGCCAAAAGTTTGCAGCAAATCCCCCAAGATTGATTCACCATGATAAAGCTTAATTACAGCATTGATAACAGGGCAACAACACGATTCTTTGAAAGCCTGGTGGAATTGGATCGGTTTGTTAAGACGAGGAATGATGCGGGGTTTACGGTGACGGTTAAGGAACAAAGGCCAGCGACGGAGGATGAGTATATGGAATGGCAGGTGGAGCAGGCGAGGAAAGCGACGAAGGCGTTGGGAGAAGCCAATCAGCGCAATACTCCGCCTGCGGAAAGTTCTGGTACTTGGCGTGGTACAATGCAAAAAACTTTTACACCGTTGGCGAAGCAATGACTGAAGAAATAAATCCAGTGGAAGAGGCTAAGATTTATTTGCAGGATAATGTATTGCCGGATGAGACTGTAGGCCACATTGAGGCATTGATGGGTTACATAGGATTTTTGGAAGATCAGATCATGCCAAGGATTAAGGAAGTACAAAACAAACAAAAGGAAAGTTAGAATATGGGAGTAACGACAACGAGTAATCAGGTGGAAGATGTGACGAAAGCGACTTATGTTTCAGATCCGATGGCGGAGAAACGCAAACCGGGCAGGCCAAGGTTTGAGAAGGTGATCGAAGATGAGCAGGAAAAGCATCTTGATTCGATTGCCAAGGAAGAGACGGTTAAAGCACAACAGGCGATGCCTGGGGCTTCTTATGGATCGGCTACGCCGAGTGACACGGCCAAGTTGATGAATATGAATGTGGTTGAGGTGGCGAAGAGGATTGGGACGGGGCGATTGATTTCATTGAACAGCCGGAAGTTTGCGGTGATTAGTGGTAATGCGGATGGAACGGTGCAGGGCGTCGCCTTGGATGACATTGGCACGACGATGAACCGGATTATGCAGAACGGGGATAACAAGCGGTACAAAGAGACGTACGGGGAGAATTGGCTGGCTGATGTTAAAAGAGGGGTATTGCCTGCTGAATGGGAAAAGGAATTGCCGATTGTTCGATTAGATCCAAGCATGAGCGATGATAAGAAAAAAGAGCAAGTAGGTGTCTAATCCCTTTGAAGGCATTGACCCGCGCTGTACTCCGGTGGGGTTTGCTCAATTGCAGCTTCGGTTGAATTTATACAGGTGGCAGGAGTTGGTTCTGTGGGATTTGGGGTTGAGCGATATTCCGGTGGCTTTGGCTGCTGCGAATGGATCGGGCAAGACTTCAACCATAGCGGCTCCGGCGTTGCTTTGGCATTGTCTGGCTTATCCGGGTAGTGAGGTTGTTACGACGGCGGGCGTGTTCCGGCAGGTAAAGGAGCAGCTTTGGGGCCAAATCAAGAGGTTTCATGGCAGGCTGGGGGCTGATTGGGAGATTAACGAAACGGATTTGACTTATCGACCAAAGGGTAAGGCGGCTTCCAGGGCTTTGGGATTTACCACGGAAGACCCTTACAAGTTTGAGGGTTGGCATGGTGGGGACAGTGGTTATTTGATGGGTATATTTGATGAGGCGAAGGCCATCCCGGATGCTATCTTCGATGCATGGCAACGGTGTAATGCCAAGAGCAAAAAGCGTACTTTGATCATGTCAAGCACTGGTGAAAATTTGGGTTACTTTGCTCGGTGCTTTGGTGAAAAGAGCCATCTTTTTGGAACGCATCGGGTGCAGGCCAAGGATTGCCCGCATTTGAAGCCGGAAGAGACGGCGCAAATGATTGCCGAATATGGCCGGGAACATCCGCTGGTTAAGTCAGCTATTTTCAGTGAGTTTTACGAGGTGGACGGCGATAAAGTGGTTATTTCATGGTCAATTTTAAATGAGTGTTTGACTAATCCCCCGATCCATTTTGGCCGGGATAAGTATGCGTTTATTGATTGGGCAGCCGGCGGCGATGAATGTGTGGTAGCGGTAATGGAGGGTAACAGGTGTTATGAGCCGTTCTGCTGGAGATCGTCTGATACTAATATGAGCGTAGGTAAAGCCATCAAATATTTGAGAGAAAAAGGGGTTAGTTGTGATAACACATTTGCGGATGGTTCGGGTATGGGCAATATGGCCATGAACAATCAGATGCGCTTGATGGGTTTTCCAGTCATGCCAGTATTGAATAATAGCCCAGCCCGGAATAGTAAACGCTTTGCCAATCGTGGGGCTGAGATTTGGTTCAAGGCTTCTGAGGCAATCCGTAATTGCAAAGTGATTTTGCCCAAGGATAAAAAGACTCATTCCCAGATGCAAGCCAGGCGTCAAAAGCCTTCCCCATCCGGTAAAGATGGTTTAGAGCAGAAAGACGAGATGAAAGAAAGAGGATTGGACAGCCCGGACAGGGCTGACGCAGTTTGCGGGGTAATCGCTTGTTCCGGGTTCTTTAACCAGATTGGTAACAAGACAATGGAATATACCAATGAACAGGACAGTTTTACCTATCAGCAGGAGTATGGAGCTGATCGTAAGGGCATGGAAGGGTTCTATGCCGGAATATGAAGGCATTACAACTTGAGCCTTGGATTTGGGTGATTACGCCATTAGGCGAAGGTCGGGCTATAATTTGGGCTGATCCCGGTATGGATCATAATAGTTATTTTTTGGTTATCTTGAGTGATACAGGTCAATTCAAGCATTTTGATACCAATGATGTTCGCTGCTGCGAAAATCCTACTTACAGCATCAAAAGACCCGCTTTTCCCTGATTTACTTTAACGATAAAGTAAATTCTTGACAGTCTGGTTAGGCAGGCGTAATTCTTTCGCAACAAAGAACGCTTTAATGCTCCTATTTTCTAAATTTGGCGCGGTTCACGACAAGAAATCAGGATTGGAGGTGACAAGAGAAAAGTTTCCAGTCATGCAAATCCTCTTGCGAGGGGAAGCATTAGAACCGCGCCGCCAACTTGAAAGTTAAAATATGGCCTTAGCAAATGGATCATCTTCACCAATTTCTCTCACTCTTTCAACTGGTGGTAATGCGTTTTGCAGATTTCGATCAGTAGGCCGCGCCGATGGCATGATGGTCAATAACACGACCGGAGTAAGTATTCAGTTGATTTGGGATGGTGATCAGGGCATTGCCAATGCCAGTAATTCTTCCCCGACAATTGATGCTTTGATAGTAGCCAATGGTCAATCCTGCCCCATTGCAGGCATAACTAACACGAGCCAGGTTTGGTGTTCAGTTTCAGGCGCAACCAATGGTGGTCAGGTTGTTTCAGGAGATTACTATCGAGGCTTGGATTAAGCATGGCCTATTGGCCGACAATTTTAGGCGGTGGAGGTTCTGGATCAGTAATACCAACGCCTACTCTGCTTGGTTATCCATTGGATATTTGGGTTGCACTTAGGACGGACGGTGTTTCTGGTAATGGTGCAATAACCAATCCCTATAATTTATCAACTGCTGCTTTAGTAGATACATTTTTTAATACGACTTTGCCAGCTCTTGCGCCTAGCGGGGGAGCGCATATTCATTTTGGCCCCGGAACATTTCCAACTTACGGTTCTCCTAATAATTTTAGTTCAGTTGCTCATGGATTTAATTTGCCGGGAGGAAATTGGTATGAGGGGGCCGGCCTGACGTTATCTACGATTCAGCAGTTCGCATTGCCTGACAGCGGACAGATTGTAATGTTTCAGACGCTTGCGACTACGGACAATAAAAACACACGGATTAGCGGATTTACCTTTGATGCGAATTGGCCGACTTTGGGATCAGGTTCACCTCCATCGACCAGCGTTGCTAACTTTCTGGAGATTGATGGGACGACAGGGTGCGAGGTCTTTAATTGCGCGTTCAAGAACGGATACGGAAACTTCGCCAACGGACAGGAACATTTCGGATGCAAGATTTCATCCCCAACGCTTTCGGGAATCGTCACGGCCCTTACCAATGCATCGATTCACAACTGCTGGTTTTCGGCCTTTCAAGGGGATTATGGGACGGCCTGCGATATTTTCTCGCTCGGAGCAAATGGTGGATCGACAACGGTGTACAATGCTAATTCGTCGATCTACGAGAATTACTTTGAGAATTATAATCATCTGCAATTCTCGTCGGCTACCAACACGAATTGCGGCTGCATCGGGGTGACTGGATCGGGCTTTAGCATCTACGGAAATCGCGCCACGAACTGCAACAAGTTCCTCTATACTGAAGGCCCGATTTCGCAGCTTCAGGCCCACAATAATATTTTGCGCGGCATCATCATCCAGGCGTTCAATTTTAATATATCAGGGTCGAACATATCGCTGAATCTCGACACCTCGGACAACTTTATTGAGATGAGCACGATGCCATTGAGTACCGGCAGCAACATCAACAACCTGAAGGCGGCCTTCAACGGGTTCGGCAGCAGCGCGAGCAATGCCACGCGCTACCGGATTAAGCGAAACACCGTCGTCTGGAAACAGGGAACGGTGGCAACGGCTACTAGATCACGTAACGGTTCAAACGTGGCTACGGTCACGTTCAGCACGGCCCAGAACTATCAGACTGGCGACATTGTGGACACGTCGGGTTTTAGCGGTACAGGTTACAATTTAGGATATGTTACAGTTACTCGTAATAGTTCAACTAGTTTTTCGTTTCCCTCGACTGGATCTAGCGAAGGATCGACAGCCGATACGGGGGGTCATCTGGACTGCTCGACCGGCGGTTTCTTGCTCAATAGCGGAACGGCTTTCCTGGTGGACATTACGGACAATCAGGTCGATTCCAAGCTCTATAGTGTCTTCGCCTATACGGCTCCGTTGACGTTTGTTTGGCATGATAATCTGACTGAGACAGGTGCGCCAATCACGCTTCAGCCCGGTACGTCAAACACGCTTCCATCGGAAGTGCGTTGGGCAGCTGGTTCAAACGTAACGACCAATGGCTCCAATCTCGTCGCGGCTTATACCCATGCATCGCTCATTTACCCCAACGGGGCTGCACCGTCAGCGACAAATCGGGTTTCTCTGATGATTCCTGCCGGTAATTACACAGTTACGGCCGGAAATTCTTCCGGAACTGCGACGGGATCATTGATTGCTTCAAATAATTTTATTGATTTTATTGGTCAGGGTAGTCGGGATGATACAATTATTACCAGTTCGGCGCAGACATTTACAATTGCCAGTTCAGTATCTGATTATCGACTTAAAAACTTTCAGATAACTACTTCAGATGGATCAACGGTAGGAAGTCAGGATAGCAGCACAACTGCAGCTTATTGGCCTTTGGGAAGTGGTGGAACAGCCATTATTTTGGAAGATATGCGTTTTAACGGGGCCGGTACTTATAATGCATGGCGTGGAGGCCAAGCATTTAAGGGCCAGGCAATCCGGTGCGATTGGGCTAATGGTGGATGGCCAGGCCACTCGAATGGTAATTTAGCCAATGGTGCTATAATTGATAATTGTACATTAGGTAATAATGATACTAATTATTTAGGAGGCACGGCACAATCGTATACTATTAAAAATTGTAATTTAGCTTATAGAATTTCTTTTTTTAATGGAAATATTGGAGTTATAGATCATTGTACTATTAATGTAGTTACAACCAGCAGTCATTGTATTTATGAAGCTGGATCTAATAATACAACGGCGGGTGGAGTGACCAGATATTGCACCCTCATTCCATTATCACCTGGAAAGGTTTATATTAATAATGGTGGTACTCGATCTACTTCAATTGTTCAGTGCAATTTATTTAGTGCATTGGATTCTAGTATAACAAATTCAGTTACAACTCCGTATAATGTTGTAGATAGTCATATTCTTCAATAATTTATGTCAACTGGTAATCCCATACTTTTAACGGATATTGATTGGTATGACACTGGATCTCTATCGGTTATGCCGATGCGGACTATTTTTGTTCAAACGGCAGATGGTACGGCTGGAAATTCCACCTCTGAAACAAATTTAGATAGTACGGGAGTTGGAACGAAGGTAATTCCGGCCAATTGGTTTATAGCTGGGCGTGGATTACATGTTAAAGCTAATGGAATTATAACTAATACCGCAACTCCAAACTTAACTATTAAGTTCAAGTTTAATGGTACAGTCATGGCCGCAACAGCAGCTAATGCTACGGTGGCGATTACAGGGACAACCAATTGGTACGTTGATTTCTTAATGACTTGCCGAGTTGCTGGTTTGACATCAACCAGTTATTCAGTGGGTGCTTTTGAATATTTCAGTACAGGATTAGTTAATGCTCAATACGATATGACGGATCAGGGAAGTGCATTTAGTAATGCTGTAACGCTTACTTGCGGGCTGACTGCTGCATGGGGAACCTCGAATGCATCGAACACCATGACATGCAAAAATTTGATAGTTAACGCATTTGGAATTTAAATTAAAACTTGACAAATAATCAAGCAAAACTACAAATAACTTTAACGATAAAGTAAAATATGGACTGGTCATTATCAGGCGTACCCGGTAGAGAATATGTTATTCCTTTGGCAAGGGCTGTTAATGCTACTTCAACGCCTACCTATAATATTGATGATTCTGTTTATCTTGCTGTAAATCAGGCCACTGGAAAATTGCTGGTTGATATTGGTTCAGGGGGAACTTCCGGCACTCAGTATGTTAGTCCGACTACTGTTACAAATCCAACTGGTACGTTGGCAATGGCTCAGTATCTTTCGGGAGCGACGACATTAACCAATGGTCAAGTTTTTACTAATTTAGTAGATGCTAGCGGAAATCTTTTGGTAAATGTAGCAGCTGGCGGCACAAGTGGCGTTGTAACTCAAAGTTCTGGTACTCCCGGTAAAAGCGGAATGCTGATTCAGGGAGCGGTAACAACGGCCAAACCAACTTATACCACAGGTCAAACAAATCCTGTTTCGATGGATGTTAACGGATTAATCCGGGTTTCTCTTGCTGATACACCTGCTAATACAAATAAATTTTTAGTTACACCTGATTCAGTTGCGCTTCCAGCTAATCAATCGGTTAATGTTAATCAGATTGGAGGTGGAGCAATTGCTCTTGGTCTTACCACAATGGCGGCAAGTATGCCGGTCGTTATTGCTAGTAATCAGACTGCCATTCCAATGTCGGGAACGGTTACTGCCAACGCTGGAACGGGTACTTTTAATATTCAGGCGAATGCTTCGACAAATTTAGCTCAAGTTGGCGGGGCTGCTATTGCCCTTGGAGCCACTACAATGGCAGCTTCGATGCCGGTAGTAATCGCTAGTAATCAAAATCCTATTTCTGTTGGGGTAACGAATACTACATTTCCATCTACCCAATCAGGTACTTGGACGGTTCAGCCTGGAAATACTCCCAATAGTACGCCTTGGCTTGTTTCACTTCAGCCCGCCACATCGGGTGGTTGGTCAACTAGTTTTGCCGCAACTTTAACAAATGTGGCAGTTCAGGCAAAGGCTTCAGCGGGTCAAGTAGGCGGTTGGTATGTTTATAATCCGAATACGGTTGTTTCTTTTATTCAGATTTTTAATGCCACAGCTGCAACGGTAACGGCAGGAACTACGACTCCAACCATGTCGCTTGGTATTCCAGCTTCATCGGGCGCAAATGTAGAATTTTCAAACGGAATAGCATTTGGAACGGCAATTTCATATCTGGCCGCAACGACCGCTTCAGGTGGAACAAATCCAACAACCGCGCTTGTTGCTAATCTTATTTATAAATGAGAATGTCGATTACAAAATGGGTTTCTGATACTTGTAATTGTGAAATACAATATCAGTTTGATGCGGATTTGCCGCAAGAAGCCAGGACTCATGAAGCTATCGATTCTGTTCCTTGTGAGCATCATAAATCTTCCAGTCATAAGGAAGTCCATTTTTCAGCTTGGCGGGATAACGCATATCGGCAGGCATGTCGTGAACAGGTGGCTAAAGATCACGGTCTAAAAAGTCATGAAGAAGTCGAAGGTAATTTTGATGAAAATAGAAATCTAATATTATTTCATCCTGATGTTCATGCAGATAAAATTGATCAATCCATTTCCAAAGTTAAAAAGCCAACCGAAGGGCTTAAATAATGGCAACGGTTCTTTTGTGTTCTTCGCTAAGAACCGCTGGATTAGCTACAAGTTCAACCAACAATTTTAATGTTGGTATGACCCAGCTATCGACTTCTACAACGGAGGCAAATAATCAATCAACTTGGCAAACTCCAGGTACAGCTTCGGGCCTTTATCTTCGCCTTGGTTCAAATGGAATTTCCGCTACATCGACATTAAGAACAAGAATTAATGGGTCAAATGGTTCTCAGGTTATTTCAATTACAGCTTCCACATCGGGAGAATTTCAGGATTTAACAAATTCTGATTCTATTTCTGCAACGAATAAGTTATCTGCCCAGATGATCAATGGAGGAACTGGAACCACTATTACCAGTGATACAATTTCATTTTTGTTTTCTGCCAATACCAGCACAGCAACTAGAATGATTAATTCGGGTTCTTCCGCACAGACGTTGAATAATTCAACTCGATTTGTAGCAATGGCTGGAGGTTTGGCATTTGGAACAACAGAGGCGAATCTTCAATATAAGATTAAAACTGCCGCAACCATGAAAAATTTAATGGTTAACGTCAGTTCAAATTCCAAGACAACCTGTACGGCTGGAAGTCGTAAAAATACAGGAGCGGGCGCTTTGACAATAAGTATTACTGCGTCAACCACTGGATTTTTTGAAGACATTTCTAACTCCGATTCAATTGTTGTTAATGATCTTTACAACTATTCGTTTTTATTTGGAGCTGATGCAAATTCGATAACCGTTGTTGGAATGGCATCGGACATGATTACAACAAATAACACGTCCCATATGCTTGTCTCAAAGAATGGGCAAACTTTGAATGTTAACACTTCTAGTGTTATTGCATTGACCGGGGCAGCTGGAGTAGTAGCCGCAGAATCAGATGCACAGGCAAAGGCATTGACAAATTTAACAGCTTCTAATTTAGCTGTTTTTCTTAATGCCAATACCGTTACAGGTGCATCAACTTGTACGTTTAGGAAAAATACGGTTAATGGAAATCAATCTGTAAGTATTACATCGGCCACTTCCGGTTATTTTGAAGATGTTTCAAATACAGATATTTGCTCTTCAACTGATGAAATAAATTATCAGATAGTAACGGCAACTTCAGGTGTAAGTATGTCATTAAATACAGTTGGTTTTTTAGCAACTTATCCATCAGGTCATCAAATGGCTTTGCTTGGATGCGGAGCATAAAATTTTAGATAGAAAAATAAACAAAAAACAAAAGAAAGAAAAATAAAATGGATACACGTTTCCCTGGCGGTATGTTAGCTCAGAAATCAGCAATTTTTTTAACCAATTCTGGATCAAATATTGATCTAGTTCCAGGCGGCATTCCCATGATTAATGCTGGCGGAGTTCAGCGATGGGTTCCTATTCGTTGTGATGTTTCAGTTACTCCGGTTTCAAGTGAATATCTGCCTTCAGCAGGTTATGGAACTTTTGCAACGATGGGTGCGGCAGTTATTCAAATTTGGACGGCAACAGGTGGAACGGGAACTAGATTGGATACGGGTACTAATACTCTTTCTAATCTTAACTCTACGACAGGTTATCAAAATGTTGGATTGGCCACGCTTACGGCTTATCCACAAGCAAACAACCTGTTTATCTATTTGAAGACCGCTCCGGCAAATGTTGGATATATGGATTTCTACTTGGCTGGAAACGAATACACAAACTACTAATTGATGGAAACTGAAGTTCAATCAACGAGGATTTCCGGTAAAGATGGGCGCAATAGGCGAGAGCTTACTGCGCTCATCGAAGCCGATATGAATGCTCGTATCCTTTGGGCTTCTAGGCAGAAAATATGGTATGACATGAGGCATAACGGACTGCGCCGGAAATATCTTCCTTTTCCCGGTGCAGCCGATATGCATTATCCGCTTGCTGATTCGATCATTGATGAGCTGAAGCCGTATTATTTTCAGCAGATTTATGGAAGTGAGCTAATCGCCCAATTTTCACCGTTTGACGGTACAGACAAGGCCATGTCAACCGCAGCGGAAATGTGGTTTGATTATCAAATTCGACAAAGCTCAAATTTAGAGTGGGAAATTCAGCATTGTATCGATGCTATGCTCATGCGCGGTATTTGCGTTGTTAAATTGACTTGGGATGTTGATGCATCAGCGATTATTTTTGATGCGATTGAGCCATTTTACATTGTAGTCCCTTCGTTTTGTCCTCGGTGGGAAGATTTAACCCGGATGTGCCATGTTATGCGGCTTCCGGTCGATGCTTACCGGGATAACCCGGAATATAATCAGGACGAAGATTTTGTTAAGAGCATTACTGGCCGTGGAGATAATGAATCTCAGATTCAAATGGAAGAGCTTACTAAGAAGCTCCGTGAAGGTCTAAATATTGGTCAGGAAGATGATGAGATTGTTGTTTGGGAAGTTTACGAAAAGGTCAAAGGTGTTTGGTATGTCCATACATTTTCACCTCTTAAACCGGAAGCGGATGTTAAGCCGACAATTGAAAGTCCTTTCAGTGATGATAAAGGAAATACTTTCCTTCCCTTTGTACCGTTTGTTACAGAGATAAAAGACAAGGGCTTTTATTCTCCTAGAGGTATTCCTGAGCGAATTGCTCCTTTTGAAACATCTCTCTGTAAGCTTTGGAATGAAAAGCTCGATTGCATGACGTTCTATAATCGCCCTTTGTTCACGGCTGAACAGGAAGTTCCTAACACAATCAATTTACGGTTTAATCCAGGCCAGATTTTGCCTTACGGAATCAAGCCGGTTGTCATGCCTCAACCGCCAATCAGTTTTGATCAGGAAATGACGCAAGGCAGATTGATTGCCCAGCAGCTTATCAAAGTTCCAGATTTGGGTGTTTCAGATCCTCCCGATTATAAAGAAGGGCCATCCGCTACATTGACGAATGCCCAAATGACTTTAAGTGGAAATAACATGGATCAAAGGGCGAGAATATTTCGTTTATCCCTTGGCCGACTTTTCCAATATAGTTGGTTTATTTTAAGGGACTATAAATTTGATGATCTCACATACTACCAAGAGGGCATCGGTGGCTCGCAAATCCAGCCTGAAGTGTTGCAGCAGGATTATTTCATCAAGCCATCAGGAAGCGCGGATGGAATCAACAAACCGCTTCTTTACCAGAAGGCTATTGCTCGTAAGCAGATGTTTTCCAATGACCCGAATATTGATCAGGTGGAACTTGATAAAAGTATCCTTGAAATCGACGATCCGCACCTTATTCCACGGCTGATTATTGATCCTAAACGGACGCAGACAGATCAGGCGGAATTGGCAGCTTCTGAATCGCTTTTATTAGATTCAGGTTATCCCGTTGTTTTGAATCCGAATGATGATGATGCCATTCACGCTATAACTCATTTCCAGCGGGAGGAAGCTTTGAAACTTCAGGGTAAGCCCAATGCTCCTAATGTTCAAAATCTGGCGGGTCAACATATTCAGGCGCATATCCAGAGACTTTACACCAAGAACCCGCAGCAGGCCGCAGCGGTCAAGAAACAGATCATGGAAACGATTAAAATGCACAATCAACCACAACCAGCAGGTGCACAATGATTAAATGGTTAAAGAATTTATTGGCTGGGGTTGAGATTGCTAGACTTGAGGATCGAATTGAAAATTATCGAAAAGAATGTGCCGAAGGCTGGGATAATTTTATGAAACTTCAAGAAAAGTGTGAATTTCTTAAAAAGGAACTTGATAAATCAAAAATGGGTTTTCTTAAACTTTCTCCGGTAGTTGAATGGACAGAAAAAGATCGTTCAATGCTTAAGCAGTTTTTGAGTGAAGGAACAGGGGCAAGGTTTGCTGCTGTCATGAGAAATTGGACTTTTGTGGCTAATTCTGCTGCAACTAAACAGCCTGTTCATTCTGAATATTTTTGCGGTAAAGCGGCAGGCTTTGAATCAGCCGTTTTAAAGATTGATGAACTTTCCCAAGTGCAAGAAGTTGAAAAACAACCTGATAATATGGTTGACCAACAGCTTGAGGCTTTGGGAATACGCCACGCTCGGAGTAATGGCCGCTCCGATGAATCGTTGGATCACTTAAGGCCATAACCAAACAAGAAAGGTAGAATACATGCCCGATAGTCAAATAACGGATGCTCAGGAAGAAGCTAAATTGAGGGAAGGACTCGCTTCTGGCGCGTTGTTCAGTCAAGAGAAGGCTGACGCTCTGGCATCAAGTGAGGATAACGAAGTTCGGCCCACGGAACAAAACAATCAGGATAAAACTACTGAGCAAAAAATCCCGCTCAAGAAAGAGGATAAAAAGATAGAACGCAAGTCGGAATCGGTCTCAGAAAAGAAAACCAGTAAACCGATTCAGAATGGTACAGACAAAAACGGAAAGCTTAATGGAAAAGAAGTTAAAACTGAAGAACAGCCCGTTTCTCGTGGTGAAGAGCGACTTAATAAGATTCGTTTGCAGATCGACGAAGATAAAAAGAAGCTTAACCAAGAACGTGAAACGTATGTTTCTCCAGCAGCACAACGGGAAATAGACCGCCTAACCCAGGAATTAACCGCTCAAAAAGCGCAATCGGAATATACTCCCGATCAGTTGCGCCAATGGGCGGATGAAACCCTCGAGGAAGCGGTTAATGCAACCGATCCAGCACAAAAGGCCAAGCTCAAGCAGAATGCGGCCAAGATGCGGGAAAAGGCTAATCAGGTTGAAAAAGCCCAAAAAGAAGCTGAAGGTGTAAAAGTTCAGGTTGAACAACGCACGAAAGCCCAAAAGGAACAATTTAACCGGACTTGGGACGATAATCTCAAGAAAGCGGTTGAAGAGTATCCTGATTTGGCTCAGCCCGGATCACCCATCCATTACGAAGCCATGCAATTGTTGGATCATCCCGATCCATACTGGAGACAAGCTTTACGGGGTTCTCCGCATGGCATTTCTACCGTTGCTTATCTGGCCCATTTAAAAGTTGAAGCTGATGCCGCTTCCGATTTGCGTGAAGAACTAAACGAATTAAAAGACAAACTTAAAGGATCATTAAGGAAACTTGGTCTTGGTCGTGGTGGCGTTACGCAGCCAATCGGAGAGAAGGATTTTGACAGCATGACAGAAGCTGAACAAGAACGGTCACTTCGTGAGCGACTTAGCCAGGGGCTTTCCTTATGAAATAAATAATGCCAGTACAAACAACGACAGGCTCATTTTCAGTTGAGTACCAGAGCTACTTTATTAAGCGGCTTCTGAAGTACCAGATGATGACTCTCCGTCTTAATGAATACGGAGTAACGGGCGAATTGCCCAAGAATGAAGGAGCCGTACAGGTTTCTTTCTTCCGTCCTGGGGCGGCTGATGCCACTCAGGTACAAAATTTAACCGAGGGTGTGCCGATTTCAATTTCGCGTACTCTCACGCTGACTCGTATTAATGTCCCTCTAAAGCAATTCGGTGAAATGGTTCAATTGTCAGATATTCTGACAGATACCCAGTTCTTCGATGCGACCAAGCAGGGCACAAAGACGCTTGGTGAGGATGCAGGTTATAAGGCCGATACCGTTACTCGTAACGTGCTTGTAACATCCGATTATACCGGAACTTCCGGTGCTACATCGGGTATTACTGAGCGTTACGTTCAGGGATTGGGAACTTTCTCTGCTATCAGCTCGGCTGCTACTACGGCAGCTTATACTGATGCACAGGACGTTCTGGATGCGGTAACAGCTCTCAAGAGCAATCTTGCTCCTGTTCCTGATGGTGGTTATGTGGGTATTTTCCCTCCGCAGGTCATTCGTGATATCATGCGGGATGCGGATTTCCTGCGAGCGGCTGAATATTCCAATGTTCAAGCTCTCTATAAAGGTGAAGTTGGAAGCCTCTATGGTCTTCGGATTGTGGAAGCAACTAACGCCTTTCGTGAGGCTAATAGCGCACAGTATATTGATACGTCTGCTGCCACAACTGGCGGTGTGACTAATACGACTGCTGGCCCTATTTACTCCTGTTTGATCATTGGTGGTGATTCATTCGGTATTTGCCCGATTTCGGGTGATTCACTGACTGCTCCACGCATGATCATTCTGGATCAGCCAGATAAACTCGATCCATTGAATCAGCTCAAAGTAATCGGTTACAAACAATTCTACATGAGCTCACTACTCAACTCGAATTTTGTAATCAATCTTCGTACCAAGAGCCGGTTCTCCTAAAGAAAGGGGGATAAGCAATTATGCCTACTAGTAATGTAAAATATAGTGCGCTTGTAAGCGCGGTTGCTGCAACTGCCCAAGGGACACAGTTTCAATGTCCTAATCAACGTGAGCATACGTTTACGGTGATTTCAACCGCAGTAACCTCTGGAGCTACCATTGTATTACAAATGGTGGATTTCGGAAATAACACATGCACATTGCAGACGATTTCCTCAACTGCTAATGCCAGTAACGCCTATACGTTTGCGGGTTGTTTCCAAGCGGTCAATGCGAAGGTAAGCGCATATACCGATGGAGTTCATACCGTTAATTATGCGGGTTCGATTGGGTTGTATAGCCAGTAAAAATTAGCCATTCAAAGCCGGGGAGTGTATAGCTTCCCGGCTTTAAGGCTTGAAAGGATTTATGGAAGATAGAAAGCAGAAAGCAAAAATGAATGTTCCGATGTCGATGTGGAATGAGGATGACGGCGGAACGCCTCCCAAAGTTGGCGATCCGGTTTGTGTTTATGGAACAGTCCAAGGCATGACAAATGCCAATATTTTGGTTGATGTCGAAAAAGTTGAGCCTGATTCAAGCCCTGAAGCTGAAGGCGACGAAGGTGAATCAACCGATACGAATAATTCAGAACAGGCACAGCCAGAGATGGGCATGGGTTCATCCAGCATGAGTTAAAAATGCCTGTCTATGAGTTTATCAATCCAAATACTAACGAGTTAAGCCAGCATTTATTGACGGTAGAAGGCAGAGATTCAGAAGTTTTTGAGGATGGCGTGAAGTTGAAACGGTTAACCGTTCCTTCACGGATTTTCGTTTCTAACAATCCAACAAGCCCATTGGATTTTACCGCTCATGCCTTGAGGGGATATAAAGAGCGAGAAGAACAGGGAAAACTTAAGAAACGGCACGGAAGCTTTACACCGGAACAAGTCAAACGGATTTGGGCGCAACCTCCGGTAAAACCTAAATTACAGAAATTACAAAATGTCTGATGTAAATCCAGGGTACGCTTTTACACCAACTGAACAGGTAACAAATACTAAGCTGGCTTCATTGGCCGGCGGTGCTTTTGATCCAACTTGTATTAGTGGAAGATCGGTAGATTCAACGGTACAGAATGTTGACCGTGTTCTTTACTGGCAATCATCCAGTTCAACATTAAGGGCATTTACGATCAGCGCATTGGCCGCTCAATCTACGGCTGGTTTGGTGGGGAAGAATGTAGCACAGACAGCGCATGGTTTTTCTGTTGGTAATGTTCTTTATTGGACAGGGACGGCTTATGCGGCAGCAGAAGCGAATGCAATTGGAACCTCAGTTGTTGCAGGCGTTGTTTCGTTTGTAACTGATGGTAATAATTTTACGCTGTCTCAAGCTGGTGTTATTACTGGATTAAGCGGACTTGTTTCTAGTTCTCAATATTATTTAAGCGCATCGGTAGCTGGAAATACGACATCAACCCCTCCTTCGGCTGTTGGTTCTTATGTCGTTCCAATATTTTTAGCACTTAGTTCCACGGCAGCTATTTTGAATTTAGACGGCCTTTATCCCTATAGCTCAGGTAATACAGTTTGTAATGGTCGATTGACTTTGACCAGCGGGACGCCTGTAACAATTAATGATGTTACGGCAGCCGGTACTCTCTATTGGACTCCTTATAAGGGTAATTTGGTTTCAATTTGGAACGGTTCTAATCAGTGGAGTACATACACATTTTCACAACAGGCCTTAACGTTATCCGGTCTTACCGGAAGCATCCCGCAGGATATTTTTGTTTTTATTAATGGTGGTGCGGTAACAATTTCAAACCTGGCTTGGTCAAGCGCAACAGCAAGAGCAACAGCATTGACTTATCAGGATGGAATTGAGGTTTTAACAGGATCAACGGCCAAGCGTTATCTTGGGACAATTTATTTGAATAACGCTAATACCACTGAAGATTCGGTAAAGAATCGGCTTGTATATAATCGCTATAATCAGGTTGAACGTGGATTGGCCGTTACTGAAACAGCCGTTTCATGGTCTTACGGCGCAACCGCCTTTCATCAAGTTAATGCGAATGCAGCAAACACTTTTAATGTTGTTTCTGGTATTGGAGAAGAAAATCTTTCTGCAAGGGCTTATGGATTATTTCAATCAACTTCAGGTCGTATTTTTGCCGCTCAAGGTATAGGAATTGATTCAGTTACTTCCAATTCAGCTCAAATTACTCGCGGTAGTAATTCCAATGTTAATAACGATTTTGCTCCTGCTGATGCAGAATATAACGGGACCTTATCGGCTGGTTATCACTCAATAAATTGGCTTGAGGCTTCGCAGGCAGGTGGAGCAACTTTTTATGGCGTCAATTCACCTCAAAAAACTGGAATGACAGCGACTATAAGGATGTAAATGCGATTAGCTGACATTGTAGATTTGATTTGTAGCAAGCTTGGCCAGAATGATCCTAATACGGTTTCTGTGGCCAAGAAATATGTCAATATGCGCTACATCCAGATTTATGAGATGGCTACATGGTTTGACAGCCAATTTTATTATAGTGTCACAATGCCGACAACGGGCAATTTGATCTTGAGTCCCTTGATTGACCGCATCATGGCTGTTTTTAACACGGCCAGCCTTTATTCATTGCCGAATGTCCAATTAGGAACGCTTTTCCGCTCTCAACCTGCTCTTTTTAATAATGTCAGTTCAGGACAACCGATAGCGTATAATGAGCAACCCCCGATTGCCTGTTCCCAGCTACCACAGACAGCCGGGGTATTGACTTTTGTTAGTAGTTCAACTCAGGACAATGGATTGCCGATCAGCCTTTTTGGTGATTTGGCCGGGGCTGAATATATTGAAACGGTTACTTGCGGTGGAACGACTCCGGTTAATTCAGTCAATTCCTATGATACGCCTTATGTCATTGCCAAGGCTCCAACCTGGACGGGAACTTTAACAGTCAAAGATTCAAACTCAAATGTGATCAATACGGTTATGCCGTATGAGACAGAGCGTAAATATCCCCGGATTACGTCGATTAGTGCGCCTGTCCAAGCTCAGGTTTATACGATTCTTTTCAAACGTAAGGTTGACCCATTGATAAACGATAATGACACGCCACGACTCAGGAATATTGATAACGCTCTCTATTCTTATGGAATGGCGGATATGCTTGAATTTTTGCGTCAGTTTCCGACCGCAGCAGCCAAATATCAAAGTGAAGCGGAACAATTTGTTCAGGAAGCCATGGAAGTGGAGCAAAGCCAGCAGGGTAATGTTGCCCAGATTATTCCAGTACCAACAGGCGGTTGGGGTGTGGAAGATTGGGGCGCAAATCCTTGGTGGGACAAACAATATTTTTAAACGATGCCCTACGTTTTTGCCAATCCTCAAATTTTACCAACAGGCGATTCGCCTAGTTATGATGCTTGCCCCTCTTTTGAGGGTGGGCAGGTTTCATCCGTACAGCCTAAGCTTTTGCAGGCTAATCAAGCCGCATTACTTCAGAACATGGATATATCGGAGTTTGCCGTTGCTCAGACGAGGGTAGGCAGCACGTCTTTAGGTGGAGCAGCCATATCAGCCGGGAATAAGATTCAAGGTTTGAAATGGTTCTTTCCACCAACGCTTAGCCTGGTGATTGCTTGCGTCAATGGTGCATTACAGAAATGGGATGGCAACTCATGGACGGCCTTGGCTGGCTATACTCCAGCCAATATCAGTGTTTCCGTTGAAATGGCGCAAGGATTGAACAAGCTCTTTATCACTGATGGAATTGGTGATCTTTTTAGCTGGGACGGTGGGACGTGGTACGATTTGGGTGTTAACGGTATTATTGCCATTTCCAGCCATGCCGTTACTTCCAATGTCGCTACAATCACAACCACAAGCTCAATCTCTAATCTTTTAGGGACTGGCACGCTTGTTACGATCACAGGCTCAAATAATGCAATCTTTGATGTAACAAATCAGGTTATTACGGTCACTGGAAGTAACACTTTTACATTTCCGTTGGTTTCGGCTGACATAGCGACGACGGCAGATGCTAGTGCAGTCATTCAAAACAACTATTCAGCCCCGATTGCGCCTTATATTTTTTGGTTCACTAATCGCTTATTTTCTTATGGCAATCCTACTCAACCAACCCAAATCAACGCCTCAAATATTCTTGATGCTACAACGTGGAATCAAGGTCTTAATAGTTTCAATGTTGGTAGTGGTGATGGGGATCCTATTGTTGCTTGTGTCCCTTGGACTGATACTGTGTTTGTCTGCTTCAAGCGCAACTCCATTTATGCAGTCGATGCCGATCCAACTGTTGCGACAGCTACTTGGAATATTGGTACAATCCACCGTAAAATAGGTTGCGTCGCCCATCGTTCAGCAGTTCAAGTAGGGGCAGATATTTGGTTTCTGGCGCATGACGGCATTAGAAGCGTTCAACGCATTCAAACCCAGGATCAGAACGAAGTTACATTTCCAATCTCTTTGCCTATTCAAGATATCATTGAGCGCATTAACTGGCCGCAAGCTGGCAATGCGTGTGCTGTTTTTTGGAATAACAGATATATACTTAGCGTACCTGTAGATAGTTCCACGTCGAACAATTACACCATTGTTTACAACACTTTAACAAAAAGCTGGTCTGGTTATTGGACTGGCTGGACGCCAACCATCTTTGAGTTGACCTTTTTTACGTCTCAGGGCGGCAGGATGATCTTTGGCACGTCTGATGGTCGTGTCCCGGCTTGGTTGGATTATATCCCTTCAGGAAGCCTTGTTGATGCCAATTTTACGGATGATGGGGTAGCCATTACATCTCAAGTAACCACCCGAAGCATGACTTTTCAAGAGCCATTCAATCCTAAGAAAATTTTACATTTTGAAATGGAGTTTATCCAGAGCGACGCAACTGCAACAGCCCAAATGATACCTGATTTAGGCAGCGCGATCACTCTAACTTCATTTCCCTCTTTCGGCGCATCAGTCAATCTGCCTGTTAATTTACCTTTTAATTTGATTCAGGCGGGTACTTACAAAAAAGCTATTCCTTTGATGGGTCAACAGCCTTTTCGGGAAGTGCAATTTAACGTAACAGCAACGAGCGGTAATTTATCTTTAAGGACGATCCTTGCTGATGCATATATTAACACCATAGTTTTACAAACGTGAGAAATGAAAAAGAAATCAAGGAAATCGCTGCTTTCTTCAGAAAGATGTATTTCCCCGCTAAACGCTGGCCTTGGAAGCAGCTCTATGACTGGCTTCGATGGTATGACGGTGCGGCGGGACTTCTTGTGTGTCGATGGGGCAAAAAGATCAAAGGAATCGCCCTTGCACGTACCATCGCTACCCCTGTGGAAGGTTTTAAAGAGTATAGCTTTGATCCGAATGGAAAAGTGGTTTGGGTCGAGTCAATTGCTTCCCAATATCCAGAAGTGTTTAGGACTCTTGGACGGCAGATTAAACAGCGTTTCGAGAAGTGCAATCAAGTCGCTTTTTCGAGAGAAAAGAACGGAAGCGGACTAAAAATTTACGACATGAACAAGATAGCCAGAAAGTTGACCTAATTTTATGCCTCCAGGAAAAACAGCCCCCTCAACACCAGCAGCCCCCGCTTTTAACCAGGCTGGAGCGCAGCAAGCCGTTTCTGGTCTTTACTCATCGGCTCTTAATTCAGCTTTACAAAATGCGCCTGCTTTAACGGCTCAAAATATCGCCTCTCAGGGACAAGCAGCAACTTCCAATGCCGGCCTGAACTATGGGATGCAACAGCAATATTCACCCGGTTATAGTGCATTAGCCGTTCAAAATCTGAACACACTTGACCCGGCAGAAGTTGCCTTACGGTCACAACTTGAAGGATCAGCCAGCCAGCAATTAGGCTTAGGAACGTCCTTAGATCCTGCCTACGCAGCTCAGTTGCAGCAGAGTATCAGGGGTGCGCAAGCAGCGCGGGGTAATAGCCTTGGTGATGCAGCGGGGAACGCTGAAGCGTTGAGCCTTGGTAGTGCAGGATTAGCCATGCAGCAGGAACGGCAACAGTTTGCGGGTAATGTGGCTGGTCAGGGTGGAATTGGTGCTTTGACCGGGGAAATCCCCGGCATCCAGAACTTTGGAAGTAATTCCATGAATGCGCCGGGATTTGCTCCAATTACACCTGAATTGGGCTTTCAAGGGGCTGGATTAGGCACAAGCTTAGCAGGCCCACAGGCTAGCGAATATAACGCTGGTTTGGGTTATGGTGCGCAGACTTATGGAACAGCCACAAACGCTCCTAATCCTTGGATGCAGGGCTTAGGAC